AGGAGGCTGTTTTTTTACCTTCCCTGTAATCATAGACAAAAATTAAAACATTCATCAAACTTTGCCTGATGTGCTGGAGATAATAGGCGCTTATCCATCTGACTTCTTTTTGCGGCTGTCTTTCTATGTCATTTTTCAGCAGAGCAAGCAGGTTTTTGATGTCAATCTTCAGCGCAATTTCTTTTTCGTTTGCATTCATTTCATTCTCCTTTCTCTTTTTTTTATTGCTTCAGAGACGACGGCGTTGCGTGGTAAATCGCCTCATTGACCCAGCCGACTCCTTTGCACACGGTGCAATTTTTCTGGATGCCGCCATCGCCGCCGCAGTATCGGCAGACCGCGTAAGGTATCGCAAACCGAAGTTGGCTGTGATAGTTGCGATAGGCGGACAAGTAAGCATTTGGGTTAAGATACATAATAACCGGATGGTTGCTTGCAATCATCTTATTGATTTGGCCGTGGATAATTTCAAGTTGTCTCATTAGGCCGGTCAGGATTTTTTTCTGCTCGAAAATCTCTCGCAGGTGCTCTGGGATTTCCCAGCCGCCGGAATCGACTGGGACTTTTGGCTTGTCGTCGTCGTCGTCCTCAATCTCTAAATCTTCCTCTGATTCACCCTCTTCTTCAACGGACGTTTCCTGTCTTTTTTCGGTTGTCTGTTTTGCCTGATTTAACATTTCTTTTCCCAAATTAACAGGATTTTCTGTAGCCAATTCCTCCTCCAATTCTTCTAAAATCTGCGTTTCTGGCTTGATAATGCGGTTTTGGGGTATTGTGGACACAGCATTACCTATATGTCCTGTACAGGACGAAAAGGACGTACTCTGTCTTATTTCTTGTCTTATTTTGCTTACTCTTGATTTTGACATATTGACAAGTTCAGCAATCTCTTTGTCTGTCTTCTTGTTCAGTTCCGGGTCTCTCTCAATCTTTTCAATGATAGCGCGCAGCGTCGCCGCGTCTCGTGGTTTACCGTGTCGGAAGTTGGCGCCGAGAGAAAGCAAAAACGCATCGCGCTTTGTGCCTTGCTTTATCTCACAGACAAATTCTTTTTTGCCGACTCGTTTCAGTGCGGCGAAACGGTGGAAGCCGTCCCACAGCCAGTATGTGTTTTTCTCCTGCACTACTTTGAGCGGCGGAAATATTTCCGCGTCCTGCTCCATTGCCTCTGCATACAGTCCGACGGTGTACTCGTCGAGCGGTCTGGTCTGGATTTGTTCGTCGAGTACAATCTGATTGAGTGCAACGGGTCTTACTGCAATTTCTTCTGTCGTCATTGTTTGTTCTCCTTACGTGTTTTGTTTTTGTTTTCTTTTTTTGCGAACAAAAAAACCGGAGGGCGGAACCGATGCTTGCCGCCCCCCGGCCGGCACTGGGATAACCGCGCAGGCGCGCGGCTGCTCCAGCAAGACAAGTTGGCAATTAGATTGGCTACGATTTGGGGATGCCAACTTTGTGATGTGCTTTGCTTTTTTTATTATTGAGTTCAATTTTTTTGTGCCCCAAATCATTTCTTCATTGTATGCAGCGTGCGTTTCCTGTCAATCCAAAACTTCAACTTTTTCTTTTTTTTTGTTCTGTGTTCAAGATTGACTTTCGCCATTCCGTGCGTGTGAAACCATCTTTTGCCGGCTGCGGCTTGAAATGCTTTTCGATTGGTTTCCACAGCACCATCCACTTGCCGCAGATGATGTCCTTGCCTTTGACAAGTTTTGCGTCTAACTGCTTTTTCAACTCGTCATACTCTTCAGCCGCCGGCTCAAGTTCCTCAATCCGATTGAGGATTGATTCGAGTTCTTCGTCGTCGCAGATTTCAAGATTGCCGCCCGTTGAAAATGTTGGGCAGCAGTAAGAAAAGAATCTGCATTTGGGACACTCGTCGGGGTCGTTAATTCCTTCCGGCGGAACACCTCTTGCGACGTGCTCATTGACAAGTTTTGCCTTTGCAAGCAATCTATCGCAGTACTCCATATCCACAGGAAATTGTATCAAGGTCATCTGCGGCAAGTTGTTTTTATTGACCGCCAAAAGAAAACATCTCTCGAAATTATATGCCAATGAATATAGCATCAGTTGTCCGCGATATTTGCGCGTCCAGGAATATCGGTCTAAATCCTCATAGGTTTTGACCTGCTGCCAGACGTGCGGGTCCATCGTTTTGATGTCGATAACACCGACGGTCTCCCATTCACCGTCTTTTTGGATTTGTAAAAATCCATCGACTGTGCCGCGTATCTGGTAGTCCTCTAAAAGATTGTCTCGTGTCGGCATTGATGTGCCGATGATTCTCCACGGCGGGTCGGACAGCGGGCCGATTTCGGCAACCATCTGCAAGATAACCGACTCTAATTTTTTTCCGGTCTCAAAAATCCCTTGGATGTAATCACTGGTTTCCGCCGCTTTGTCCCAGGCCGCTCGCATATAATACAGCCGGCGTAAGCACGGGTCGTCTAATGCGCTGATTCGATTGACATAAAGCGGCAGATTTTTTTTCTGCCGCTGGAGATACTCGTGCGTGCCTTTCTCAATGTCAATATGGATTGGTTCCATTGCTTGATTCCTCCGTTTCGTTTTGCGTGTTTGCGAAAAGTTTTTTTGCGTTGGCCAGCGCATAATCTAATCGCTTGCCCTTTAATTCTTTGACGCTGTTAAAGCCGGACACAAACTTATTGTCTCTCTTGCTGTAAAAACTTGACACAGCAACACAACTGCTTTTTGCCAACTCATAAAAATCGTTAACCGCCGTCTCCAGTTTAGTTGACAAGTTCCCGTTTTCATCGACGACGGCAACAAGATTATTTTTTGCGGCGTTAATCAGCAGGTTCGATAATTCAACTTGCTTGCTGTGTTCGTCTTCCGTTGTTCCGCCCTTGCTGCTGTCTGCAAACTTTACGGCTTTTGCTTTTTCCGGCTGTGCACCGGCAGAGCGCATAATCTGCTCCCATTTTTCTTTTGGGATTCCGCGCAGCCCCAGCAGTGCTTTGACGGCATTGCCGATAAAAATATGATAGGCCGCATTTCTGATATTGTTCTCGTTTATCTCGACTGCGTCTTTATAACTTCCGTTCGAAAAGCCGAAAAACTTATCACGCGTGGAGTATGTCCCCTGCGCGTAGATTGTTCTTCCGCCCATCGATGCTTTGCCTTCGAAAATGTATCTGTAGCCCTTGCCGATTGAATCAGTAAACTCTTCTTTTTTACTGCGCACGTCGAAAAACTGAATGTCGAAAAGACGCGCCACTCTTTCTGCTCCCGCTGAAGACAGGCACATTTTGCCGCCAAATTCCTGCCAGTCTTCAGGGTAGGTTTGTGTGAGCAGAATCTTTTCAATCGCCGCAGAAAACCTCGGCGCCAGCGCGGCTTTCTTTTCCAAAATGGCCAGTTGCACATCGGGGTCGCCCTCGTTTAACACCTTTGAGATTTCCATCTCCGGTGTTTCTACCGGCAGTAATTCCCCGCCTTCAATGATTTCGTTTTTCGTTTCCATTGTCTTGTTCCTTTCATAGTGTGGTTATGGTTTTTTGTTTTGCATCGTAAGATTTGCGCAAAGAAAGATGATAGATAGTCGGGTAAGCATCTTCATCTCTTCGCAGACAATCCTCTCTCCAATAATCATTTTGCAAAAAGATGGTTATATCATAACTGCTGACTCCTTCATCTGTCTTGCAATCCATCTTTTCGCATTCTTCAAACGTCAACCATAGGGCATAATCCAGCGCATCGCAGATTCGAAAGGTTGATTCCTTCTTAACGAAACTGCAATAACTGACCGTATAGCAGACCGAAAACACGGTAAAAACTACTGCTAAAAAAATCAGCATTTCAATATTCATTTCTGCATCCTTTCCTTTTTTGTTTTCTCTCGCGTGTCAGAGTAGCACGGACAGATTGTGCTGCTCTGAAACTTCAATCGCCACGGTCGAAGCAGGTTGTGCTTTCTGCATTCGCCGTCGCACCGCTTGTGCGTAAGTACACAATATCCGGTATCAGTCATTTTTGTTTCTCCTTTTTCCATTCTCTGTAGCATTTACTTTCTTCAATTCTTTCCGGCGGGTTCGGCTCGTCGCTGCTCCCGCAGAAAAACAATCCTGACTCTGCGTGATAGTAGAGACAGGATTTGCAGGCAATCTTTTCGCACTGAGCGCAGACCTCAATGCAATAATAATGTACGTCGTTCTTACATCGCTTGCAGGTCTCTGCATTTTGTGCGGCGATAGTTTCACCGCATACTTCACATTTTTTTTCTTTGGTCATTTGGATTGTCCTCCTGAATTGAAGTTGATTGAAATGTTTTTCTGAAGCGCCGCACCATCTGGACTAACTGATACGGAAACTCCGCCAGTTGTGCGCAAAGTTTGGTATGCTGCTCAACATCTTTGGGCGTTAACAACTCTCTATCACCAGTGCCGTAATCCATCTTTGGCTCCCTTCTTTTCAAAACGTCGAGCCGGCGGCAATCCATTCCGCCAGCCCGACGCCGGAGGAGGAATAATTTTGTCGTCGCAGCAGAAGCCAGTCTCCTGCTATCTTGCTTGTCTATCGTCAAAAATCAAGGAAAACTTTTCAAAAAATTTTTGCGGTCGTTTCCGCAATTTTACCGCAACTATTGTAGATTATCGCCGCAAGTACTTGCGATTACAAAATACACCTTTGGAAAAATCCTTGAAAAAATATGCTCGATAGAGTATATTGTCTCGTATGAGCACAACGATAATCAATTTTAGAGACGTTATCGCCGACAGAATGAAGGCGCGAAAAATCAATGCGAACCAGTTGGCGATGCAGTTGGCCGGCAGCGTCAGTCGAACACACCTCTATAACTATCTTCGCGGCGCTCGCCGATTAAGCGACAATCGGCTGGCCGCTGTGCTGGCAGCGCTTGACCTCACCATCACAGAAGCAAAGGAAGCCGACCGTCCCACTGAAGAGACAGCCGGCTCCGGCAAGAAAGGAGACGAGACCTTATAGACTATTGACCTTGCTGCTGTATCTTTGTGATTATATCCACAAACCGCATAAACACAGCACCGCTTACAAAGATGATTGCCATTTTTAGAAAGTCCACGGCAAGTCGTATCAATGCCTCGCGCCACGTCCGTTGTATCTCCTCTTTTTTTTTGTTGTTGTTTTGATTTTTGTTTTGCAATAAGTTGACATCCGACTCCAGCCGGCGCAATCGCTCAATCATTCCGTCGGTCGTTGGGTCGCCGTACAGGGCAATTAAGATTCTTTCCATCCCGCCTTCCAGTTTTTCAAAGAGAGGTTTGCAGTGATACCGGAACATAAACTCGTGATTCATCTCTTTTTCGTCATTAGGTCTCTGCGGTGTCATACATTGATTCCTTTAATTGATTGTTCATAGTTTGTGCTTGCATTCACAAAGTTTTTTCAATACGCCGTAATCTCCAAATCGGCAAATAGTGTTATTGTCAGCGGATTATCGCTGGTGGATGTCTGCCCATTGCTCCACGGACATGTGCACTTTGCCGCAGCCGGCAAAAATCAAACTCAAGGAGATTACCATCAGCAGTAAGGTCGCCGTCGGATTGCTTGTCCCTGATTTTTTTGTGATGGTGATTTTTTTCTTTGCCTGGATGCGGCCAACCAGGGCAGTGATGCTGGCGATGATGGTAATCACCTGCATCACGATTTCCGTGACAGCCTCCTCCTCGCCAAGCAATGCATCAATCCCAAATAAATTGAGCGTGCCGACAATCGCGATGATAATCGCTGACCAGATTGTTTTTGATTTGTACCA